GGGATCGTACCTTCGTTATACTTTCTTTCCTCTCTATGATGAAAATGGCCTGAAATAGTAAGTGGTGCTCTACTAGTAAGATCAGCTGATTTGAGACCATTAGTACATACTTTAAAAGAGTTCATTTTAAAACTGTTAATTTCAAAATGACCCACAATTAAATCACACTTAGGTACTTGACTTATATCCTGCCCCCAAGGGCAAAACGCTATGGTCTTACCTTGGAGGTTAACAACTTGAAGAGTGTCAATAACAGTAATATTAGACCAGCCTCTAAGAATGGAGACGGAATTAACAGTAGAATTGTCACGGTAATAAGCGTCGTGATTACCGACTGTAATAATGATATTGAAGTCGCGAAGTATATCGAATATGTCAGTAGCAATATGAAGAGTGTTAACAGCAATGTCGTTGCGATCATGAAATATATCTCCTGGTATTATTATATCTTTTATGCCTCTTTGTTTGAATTGTTCGCAGGCCCATTTTGCATGATCCAAAGCAATTTTATGCCAGGTCTCACTATTACGGTGTACTCCGTAATGCGGGTCTGAAAAAATACCAACTTCAGAGTTATGGATTTTAAATGTCATTATTTTTGTGCATCGGATTTACAGGATCATCGACCCCTACTTGAGGACCGATTATACTGTAAACCTCTTCTTGGTAAGCTGCTAAAGTATCTCGCATTCTTTTTTCTTTCTTAATACGAGATCTCCAGCAATTAAACGCAATAGAATTAAAATATGAAAACGGGTTAAAGCCACGATCAAATTTGTATTTCTTGTCTTTTATGGCATTAAACATATTGATTAAAGAATCCCCAATTGCTTCTTCTTTAAACGTGTAATTAATAAAATTAGGGGCGTGAGCTAGACCGTATGCAATGTTTTTTATCATTAATGCGAGTTTATCGGTAATAACATTAGTTTCATAATACATTTTAAGTTCATCTGTAAACTCTTTGGGGTTTACATAATAAATTTTTTTAGCTTGCGCGGACGCGCTTAATTTTTTTTCTTTTTTAGGAGCAGCTGCTTTTTCAATCGGAGCTGCTTTCGGTAATGTTTTTTTCGGTAATTTTAATTTTTTCAAGGGCATAAAATTCTTTACGTTTATTATAATGTGCTTTTCCGTAAACTAAATCGTCTACTATATCTATTAGAGTTAATATTGTTTTATTTTCGTGAGTGCGAAGGCCGCGGCCTATTGACTGTAGAGTTTTAATTTTTGATTTACCACCAGCTGCAAACATAATATAATGTATATTTTTAATTGAAATACCGGTAGAGAAAATTTTACTTATTGCGACACACACTACGTTATTATGTGCTTCCATCATCTGCTGTATTTTAAGTCTATCTTCTATCTCTACACTACCTTGTATAAAAAATACTTGTTTATTCTCAATAGTAATTAAATTATTATATAAAGTCTGTCCATGGTCGATATGATCTACTAGAATAAGACAATTATTTTGTAATTTTTTTACAACATTTTTTATAACTTTATTTCTGTATTCATTACTATGAATAAAATCTAATTCAAGACGGTATTTTTGCATCGATGATACCGAAGTATAATCTGGTATCTTGTCATACTGTAAAAGTAATGAAAGTGCTTGTGCATTTGCAATATATTTATCCCCCGCAATTTCTCTTAATTCTGTTGTGGTTTTTTTGTATATAACAGGCCCTATATAATTAAATATATTCCATTTATCTATATCATCCTCTGGTAAAGTACCGGTAAACCCTACACGTCGTAAAGTAGGAATCTTATCAAGTAATTTACAAATTTTATTACCACGCCGTAGCTTATGGCATTCATCTACAATCAAAAGACCTACTTCAGTAAACCAGGATAAGTCTGATTTTTCAGACTGAAGTATACCCATATTAGCAATAATAACTCTACAATTAGGATCAAGTTCGTTATTACCGGTCCACTTAGTAACTAACTTCATAGGGAAATTATATGAAGTAAAATCTTTATATGTCTGTTCAACTAACCCTATATCCGGTACAACTATTAACACTTTTTGTGTATACTCTATATATTGTAATGCACCGTATACTAAGTTTGATATAATAAAAGTCTTACCGCCTCCAGTTGCTACTTCAATTATACCATAACCCCTTTCAAGTACCCGACCTATAGCTTCAGCTTGATAGTCTCGTAATTCAAAATTACAATCTAATTTTCTTACACTAGAGCCTGGTGTTGCTATATGCACGTCTGCATATAATTTTATAAGTTCTCCGTTAAAAACTATTTCAAAAGGTATATCTAGAGTTTTTAGATATTTTACTATTTCCGGAAGTAAACCTACCCCGCAATAGCCAGCTGGAGTAATTGCATATATTCTTTGCGGCATGAATCTGCCGAATTTATTAAAATGAGCAGCTTTATTACGTACAGAGAAATGTTCTTTAATGTTACTGAAAAAATCAGAAACAATTTTAATTTCTTTTCTTTTAGAATCGTAATTAAACTCTACTCTCATTACGTTGTTTCAAGTTTTTGTAGGTCTATAAGATTCTTACAGTCCCATGTTAAAGAGCTTGTAAGCTTTTCAACTTTTTCTAAATACTCAATAATGGTTTCGAGTTTATCTATACTCTCCTGTATTTTAGTTACATTCTCATCATTTGATGCAGCTTGTTCTAGCGTGGTTTTAGAAAGCGGTATAGGTGATTTGCTAATCATATTTTTTATTGCTTTCTTTTTTGTATCATTAAGTTTTCTGAGCTGCATTTTATGGTTCATCAAACGCCCTACCCATTTATGTTTAATAGTAGGCACTAACATCGCTTTGTCTTTTAGAGACAACTCATCAACTTTAATATCCTCAGCTATCTCTTTCTGATACAAATCAAAAAGATTATCTAAAACCAATGATTCCATAGTACTAAGTATATAGTATATAATACAAAAATCAACATGAAGCAATTTGACGAAAAAATAAAACAGATTTTAGAAGATGTAGGGGTAGATGCAGGAGCAGCTGCTAACACAACAACTACAGCCTTCGGGCCAGGTCAATCCCATCCTGCTCAAGTAGGAAAAAGCGGAGATTTTTACGCGCCTGGGGATGCCCGGAATATATTTGGCACTAAGTCTAAAAAAACCAAATTCAAACCGCCGGGATTTAAAAAAGGCAAAGTGTTACGTAGAAGTTTTCCCGGGATGTAATAAGTAGCCAGAAATGGCCAATGCAAGTAAGAACAAAGGTAAGAGCTGGGAACGGGAAATTGCGAAACATCTCACTGCAATATACGGAGTAAATTTTCAAAGAGTTCCTAACAGCGGAGCATTTGTAGGCGGTTTTAATGCTAACCGTATTTCTAGCTTGACCCCGGAACAATTATTACTTGCATCCGGAGATATAATTTTACCTAGATTTCTATCTCATATTACACTGGAGGGTAAATTTTATAAAGATTTTAATTTTGAAAGTCTGTTAATTAATAACCAACAGCTTGATGGCTGGATTGAACAAGCATCTGTGGTCGGTAAAATTCCCTTTGTTCTATTTAAAATTAACCGCAAAGGCGGGTTTGTAGTATTCCCCTCCGCTATTAAAGATCGGTTAATAATTGAAGGTAGTTATTTAAACTATTGGGTCACTAAAAAGGACAGCCCTGCGTGCGGGTGTTATGTTATTGTCAAAATGGAAGGTTTTTTTGAGACAAATAAAGAATCTATAGTTGCTCTTAACCAGGACAATTATAGACTGTATAGTGATGCGTTTTTACAAAACAGCTCTCAATCTACTAATAATTGATTTTACCTGGATAGAAGAAATTGTCAGCAAAGACTACTACCAACAATTAAACGATTGGGGTATTTTGGAAGAATCTTTAAAAGATAAAGAAAAAAATAGGCTACGTCTCTACCATTATACAAAACACATGTTTAATGTGTTAAAAGATAATGATAACAACAAAAATACTGTATTTTATGTTATTAAAGATAATCCAAATACGTATTTAAATATTATTACAAAATACCTTCCGTTTATAGTGCATTACGGTAGTATAGATTTTAAATGGATTGATTCAAACAACGGGGAATCTAGAGAAATTATAGAAAGTGTAAAAACTACTAGGTTTAATTTTGACTACAGCAAATACTCTAAACAGAAGGCAAACACCTTTTACGAAAAGTATAAAATCCAACTATTTATTTAATATATCCGCTTGAGATATATATTATATATGGTATATAAGGCGAACGAAGTGAGCCTTAAAAAAGTAACTACAAAAAGAACCTTATCTAAATTAAACGTTTACAATGCTATGTAAACAAGCCTCTCCTTTCTCCCCCTAAGAGATTATAAAAATTATATACAAAAAAATCAACTGAGAGTTTACAAAATAGTTAAAAACTAGTAAATATACATAAATGGACAAGATTTATCAAAAAGTTAAAGCCAAAAGTAAGTTCTTTAAGATGTTAGAAGAGTATAATATGAGCGGGCTGCCAACTACTTCTACACCAGCTGGAGCTAACCCTGGCACACTACCAGTAACACCGCAACCAGGAGCAACCACTGGTGGTATAGACCCTAAAGTCATTGCTGCCCAAAAACTTGCAGCTGATAAAGCTAAAAAAGCTCAAACTGATGCAGCTAAAGCTGAACTTGCTGAATTACAAAAAGCCGCTAAAAACTTTCCAGCTCAACAAAAAATGATGAACGATAGAATTAAAAATTTACAGACAGCAATAAAAGATGCAGGTAAATTAAGCGCTAGTACACCCCTACAATGAAAAAATTTGATTCTATAGTTAACAGAGTTTTTACCGAATTATTAACTGAGCAACCGGCGCCGGCACCTGTACCACCAGCGCCTGGTCTAGATCAGACCGGTGGCCCGCAAGGCCAACCAGCTGGCGCACCACCTGCAGCACCGGCCCCGATGCCAGCTGATATACCCTCCCCTGAAGAAGAAGAAAAACCTAAACCCTTGTCTTCTCCAGGCCGAGCATTTCTAGTAGATTTAATTAGAAGAGCCTTAGAGATAGATCCTAAGTCATTAGACGATGCTGATACAGGTGTTTTCGCGGACGACGAAGTTACAATTAAAAACGCTGCTGAGATAGAAAAGAAATTAGCTGCAATTATTAACAGATTAAATCCGTCTAAGATAGACTGATTATTTTTCTCTAGACATTATTTCAGCATTACGTTGCATGCGTTTTGCTACCCCTGAGCCAGATGCTAATGCAGCCTGGTATTCTTTATTATTTAGATATTCTTTTGCAGCGCCTCTATAATTACCACGTCGTAGCAAATCTTTTGTTCTAGGAGAACCTGGTAAATCTCCTCTAAAATAGCCATCGATAATAGCAATTTTGAGATCATCTGAAAAAGTATCAAATTTTGATCCGAAATAGCTTTTAGCTAATTGTATTTTTTTGTTTAAGTCTTTATTAAAAAGATCCAATACTTCCTTGTCTGTTAAGGTTTTATTTTTAAATGTATTATACTCTTGCGGGGTAACTAAATGACCAATACCTACCGTCCAGTAGCCTTTGCTATCTTTGTATAGTCTGTTTCTTACCCCTTCGTTTCGCTTTATAAAGTCTGCCGCTTTAGCTACAAAGGAATTATTCTGCGCGGGTGCAAAGGATTTAATATTGCTTTGATAAAAATTTTTAAAAGAATTACCTTGAGCCGTTTTTTG